CGGCCAGATCATCGAGGACTACGCCAAGAGTGTGATGGGCACCTACGAGCTGGGCTGGACGCCGCTGCAACCGGAGACCATCGATGCCAAGGGTCAGGACACACCGCTGCTGACCACCGGCACGCTGCGCGATTCAATCAGGCACCAGGTCGTGGTCGATCGCATGGAAGTCGCCATCGGCTCGGATGATCCGCGTGCGCCGTTCCACGAATTCGGCACCGTCACCATTCCGGCGCGCTCGTTTCTCAAAGCCTCGGCGATGGCCAAGGAACGCGAAGTCGCCATGCTCGCCGGGCGCAATTATTTCAACCACTGGCTGGTCGCGCTCGGTATCGGCGGCCAGAAGAAGGAGCACAGCTTTGACATCGGCAAGTTCAAGGAACCACCGGCAGCCGGCTCGGAAATCATCGGCAAGTTCGGCCATCACATAGTGCGGTAGCGCCATGGCCGACGCTGTCTATAACATCGAGACCGTATTCGGCTTGCGCGATGAGGCGACCGAAGGCCTCAATCGCATTCTCGAATCGCTCAAGGGCATCGCCGAGAGCGTCGGCATTGCTGAGGCCGGGCTGCGCGGCTTGGGTCTTGTTGGCGTCGCTACCGGCGTGGTGGTCGGGCTTAACCAGATCGCCAGCGCCGCCGAGGCGACCACCAATCAGCTGGCGCGCCTGCGCGTTGCCCACGGCGACACCATGCAGGCGATGGCGGCGGCGCAGCGTGTGGTCGAGGAAGTCCCGACGCTCGGCATCACCGAGGCCCTGCAGCAGGTGCAGGCCGCTTATGGGGTGATGGGCGAAGGCGCTTTCAAGATCGCACCGGAGCTGGCCCGCTTTCAGGAAATCTCCCGGTTCTACGGCCAGCGGCCCGACATGAACCGCATCCTTGGCATGCTCGGCTCGCAAGGTCTCACCACTCCCGGCCGCGAGAACGCGCTGATCAACCGGCTCGATAATCTGGCCCGCGTCATCGAGGCCACGCAGGGCGCGATCAGCCCGGACCAGCTGTTGCGCGCTCAGCAGATCATGGGCATCCGCGGCCTGCAGATGTCGCCGGACTTTATCAACAACATCCTGCCGCAGCTGATGTTGAACTGGCAGGGCGCCGGACGCGGCGGCCCGGGCGCGGCACTGGCAGCGGCGGAACAGGCGTTCGGCGGCGGGCTGCGCGGCCGCGGCACCGGATTCCAGGCGCAGGAATGGCAACGCGTCTTCGGCGCCCGCGATCCCGGCGAGCAACTGTTCCGGCGCAATCCTTACGAGTGGGCGCAGATCGCCGCGCGGGCGATGAAGGAGCAGGGCTTTACCGACGAGGACATGTTCAAGATGGCCTCGCGGCTGTTCCAGAACCCGCGCGCCGCCGCGATCATGGCCGACTTTTTCACCAAGGGCGCGGTCGCGCTCGGCCCCTCCAGCCCGTATGCGCAACTGCAGCAGCGTCTCGCCCAAGCTCCCGGTGCGACCCAATATGCCTATGGCGAAATGCTGCAAGCGCCGAGCGAGCGGCAGCGGGTGATCGGCTCGTTGTGGGGCAAAATCCTCGAGGAAATCGGCAAGCCGCTGGAGACCTTGAAGGAGGAAGCGTTCCTGCCGCTGACCCGCTGGCTCAATCAGATTTATTTGGTGGTCAAGGATCCGGTGTGGCAGAGCCAGGTGGTCGAGCAGGTCAACAAGAACCTCAACACTGTGCTGTCGATCTTCCGCGCCATCGAGCGGCTCAATCAAATGTCCACCGGCGGCGGCTTCGGCGACAAGCTGCTCGAATGGATGAACAAGTTTACCCAGCTGATGGCCGACGCGGTGCGCTGGGAAATCATGGCGCTGAGCTGGGGCAAGATCGACCCGCGCCAGCTTGGCGAGGAGATGCGAAAACTAGCCGAACCGCCGCCGGAAATGTACCAGCGTCCCGGCATGTACCTTGGCGTCCCCGGCATGACGACGCCGGACGTGCGGCTGTCGCCGATTGACCCGCGCTGGATGCCGGATCGTCCAGCCGGACCACCGGCGAGCTTCATGCAGCCGGGGCCGGCCGGGACTACCCCATTCGGGTTGCCAAATCAGGGCAGCGTCGTCCCGCAAATGTGGCCGGGACCGACCATCCAAAGCAATCGGCCGATCTGGCTGCAAACGATTCTCGATATCGATGGCCGCACCATCGCCGAAGCGATCACCTCGGGGCAGATGGACGCGCTGGAATTCTCGTCGCGCGGCGCCTCCAACATGTCACAGGGCTACGCCTCTGGCGGCCACAACACCGCGCCGTAAGTCATGGCCGCAACCGCAGACGTTCTCCGGCTTGGCCCGATCCAGTTTGACGCGTTCTCCACGCCTGACGTGCTCACGGTCGGCGGCCGCCAGCAGATGGTGGTGCACCGGCTGCCCGGCGGCGCGCGGGTGATCGACACGCTCGGCCGCGACGATTCCGACATCACGTGGCGCGGCCAGTTTTTCGGCAGCAACGCCTATGCCACGGCGATCCAGCTGGAGCAGCTGCGCATCGCCGGACGGGTCCTGCCGCTGACCTTCGGCGGCCAATCGCGGCAGGTGGTGATCGCCAGCTTCATCTATTCGCTGCGCCGGCTGCCGATGTGGGTCGAGTACGTCATCACGTTGACCGTGCTCCAGCAGGGCGAGAGCGCAGGCGCCGACTCGTCGGTGCTTGACTCCACGACCGGCAGCGACATGGCTACCGCCGCGACCGCCGCAGGCGCGGACGAACCGTGGCCCGGCGGGCCGATCACCCCGATCGTCGGCGCGCCCGGCGTCGGCTTGGATTTCCCTGGCTTGCCGTCGCAGGCGCCCGGCACCGGCACGGGCGAGGTCGGCACGCCCATTGTCACTGGAGGGACTGGCGGCTGATGGCGATCCCGCAGGCAATTCAGACCGACATCGCGTTTCTGCAAAATCAGGTGGCGGCGAACCAGCCATTGGCCGAGGCGCCGCACCCGAACATCGTGGCGATGCAGCTCAATGCGACCGCCTTGGTCAACGAGGTCGAGATGGCGCAGTATTCGCTCGCCGGCGCGCTCGATACCTATACGTGGACGCCGGGCGATGATCCGGCCGTCATCACCGCCGCCGTGATGGGGCTACGGCAGAGTGGCATCGATGAGGCTAACATTGCGTTGATTCGCGCCGTGGTCGGCCGCGTCAAATCCAATCTGGACCAGCTGACATGACCGTCCCTCTGCCGACCGGCTACATCGCCGCCACCATCCCGGCGGCAGTCATTCCCTACAGCGGCACGACGCTGTTCCACGTCGCCATGTTCAATTTTGATGACCCGCTGCAATGGGTTTCGATCGCGCGGCTCAACAAGCTGACTGATCCGTGGCTGTTTACTTTGACCCAGATTTTGATTCCGCCGATCGTTCCGAGCGGACCGCAGACGGGGATCTTAGGGCCGTGAGATGGCGATCACGCAGGGTACCGGTCCGCATCGCGCGTGGCTCGTAGTCGCCGGCACGCAATGGCCGGTGATGGCCGGCACCGTCGACCAGACCGCGCTCAATCATTCGGCTTCGTTCGATGTGCGTTTGCCGATGGATTATCCCGGCGCGTTTGCAGCTTTCTCGGCGATGCAGAGCGGCGCCAGGGCGCAGGTCGTCGTACAAAATGCCAGCGGCACGCAGGGCAACCTCGTCAGCAACGCCTATATCCTGCGGATCCGCTTCGATTTCGTTTCGACCGTCATCAGCATCCACGGCGAGGACCAGACGTGGGACCTCAATCAGGTCAAAACCAACGAGGCATTTGTCAACCAGAAGCATGGTCAGGTGGTGCAGACGCTGGTGCAGCGGCGCGGCATTCCACTCGGTCAGGTCGATCAGGGATCGATGATGGCCGGCAAGAAGGTCAAGGACACTTACACGCATCTGACCGACAACATCACCTATGCGACCGCGATCCAGTATTTGGCCGAGCAGGAGGGGGCCAAGTGGTGGGTCGATAAGGACGGCAAGTTCAATTACAAGATCGGCAAGAACGCCTCGGACGGCTCCAGCTATTCGGTGAAGTGGAAACGGCCGACGCCGCAGACGCCGATGGTGTCGGATTGCTTGTCGCTCTCGATCACCCGCAATCTGCCGGCCGCTGGCGGCCAAGAGGTCAACGTGCCGACATGGCGGCCGGACGACAAGGCCGGGTCGGTCGGCAAGGGGCAAAATCCAGGCGATGGCGGCTACACCACGCAGCACAATTACGACCACTCCAACTTGCAGGATCAGGACGCCAACACCCGCGCGCAGGCTTATGCCGACTACCATTCCAGTTTCGCGATGCAGATCGAGGCGGTGGTTTATGGCGATCCGGATTGCCGCGCCGGCGGCAAGCTCAGCGTCACCGGGACCGGCTCGTTCGATGGCTCCTACCCTATGGATCAGGTGACGCACTCGTTCGGCTATCAGGGTTACACCACGCGCATCAACGGCAAGACCGACAGCGGCGGCGGCGGCGGCGGTGGCAGCGCCGACACGTCAACGCCGAGCTCCGATGGCACCGTGTTTTCGACCGGCGCGCCGCCGATTGCGTCAAGCCCGGGAACACCATGAGGCACACCGAGGACTGGGAAAATTTCATCCTGCGTTGCGTCGAGCGATGGTGGGGCGGCCGTTTCTCGGAGCGGCACGCGATGGTCACCAGCTACGACCCCGACAACCACCTCGCCAAGGTCAAGTTCATGCCGGAAGGGCAGGAGAGCGGTTGGCTGCCAATCGAGACCACGCACATCGGCAACGGCTACGGCATGGTGGTTGGACTGGAGGCCGGTGACGGCCGCAAGACCGGCGACCAGGTGGTGTGCCGGTTGCAGGGCAATGATTTCAACTCGTGCAAAATCTCGCGAGTGGTGCCGTCCAAGGTCGACAAGCCGCCGAAGGTCGAGAGCGGCGAGATGTGCATCTGGACCAAGTGGGGCCAGCAGATCAGGTTCAACAAGGACGGTTCGCTGACCTGCAAGACCGGCGTGCAGACGCAACCGGATCAGCCCGGCCCGGGCATGCCGCAGCTGGCGACTGCCGCCGGCGGCCAGCCGCAGAACGCCGG